AGGGAAATCTTAGCATTAAGGACAGTGACATCATGTGTCAACTTATCTAATGCTGACATTAAATAAACAACACAAGTAAAAAGAATAGGCAAAACAGCAAAAGCTGTTTTCTCAATAAGTTGAGATTTTGCCTCTAACTTTTCAGTCATTTTACTTAAACTGGAGCAGTAGGCCAAACAACATTTTCTGGGAATCCAGATTGTGTTGTAATATCTCTAAGTTCTTGACGATACGTCAACCAAGAATCAATTTGAGCTTGAGAAAGTCTAGAGGCAGCAGAAGGTAGTTCAATCCAATCAGATTGAAATAGAAGATTATTTCTTTTTGAACGATTAAAGTTAATAGCTTGTTTAATTTCAAAAATACGATAGTCTTCCCTATCTTTATTGAATCTTTCTATCTCTTCCGCAGTTGGAAGGCGTCTCGTTTCCCCTTCTATTACATACCCATAAGTCGTTAATATATCGTCCATTTTATATCCTACAAATTAAGCATACTGATATAAGCCATAAGTACAAATAGAGGAGAATGCAGTCCCAAAATACACTTCCATTCCATTGATTTGTGTACCTATGTCATATATATTACCACCGCCCACATATGTATAGGTAGAACCACCATATCCTTTATGCCATACGCAAGAAGCGTAACCAGTTCTAATTACAAAATCATAAGTCAATAGCCACGGACCATTATAAGCATATGCGGGCATATATGCAGATACTCGCCATAAGGTATCAGCATTGTTCTGTTGAGCGCTACCGCTGTCAGCAGACCATCCTTGATAAGTATTGTAGATAGTGAATACACTTTGTTGATACGGATAACCACTACCATAGTATACTCCACTACTAGTAGTCACCCTACAGCCCATTTGGTTACCATAACTATTATTGTCGGCCCACCCATGTATTAATAATCTGTAAAACCCATTACTCATGTAACCTTGAAGATTTAAAGAAGTTGCCCCAGAAAGTGAACCCCCAACAACTTTTGTAATACCCGCTGCACCAGCGGTTGATGCAATAGTGATTGAACCTGAACCATTTGAAACAGAAATGCCAGTACCGGCTGATATATTCGATAGCGTATAACCCGAACCATTCCCTATAAGCAACTGACCATTTGATGGTGTGGACGTTGTTCCGGTTCCCCCACTTCCAATTGGGAGTGTTCCGCTAACTTGAGAACCCAACGCAATTGCACTGAGCGATCCTCCAAGTGTTAAATTACCACTTCCTGTTACCGTTCCACTTAAAGTTAACCCTTGAACTGAGCCTGTCCCACCAACAGAAGTTACCGTACCACCGGGATTGCTAGAAGCAATTGAAATACCACCACTTGTATTACTAATAGAAATATTTGATCCAGCAGATAGGTTAGCAAGGGTGTACCCACTACCGTTACCAATAAGCAATTGCCCATTTGAAGGGGTTGTTGCCAAACCAGAACCACCACCAGAAACACCTAATGTACCAAATGTTGGTGCGCTAGTTGCATTAGAAATAAGGACTTTACCGGCAGTACCAGCAGCGGTAGTAGTCATTGACGTTGTGGCATTAGCAAAGACTACTCCCCACTGTGTCAAACTAGCAGATTGGCCTGTTCCACCACCAGCAACACCTAATGTTCCCCATGTAGGTGCGCTTGCAGCATTAGAAATAATTGTTTGACCAGAAGTGCCAGCAGCAGTAAAGGCAAAGGCTGTACCGCTACCATAAGTTATTCCACCTGCTGTTGGAGTTCCTGTGAAGTTTGTACCGCCAGAAGCAATTGGTAATGTACCAGTTGTTAATGCGCTTGAAGATGTTGCATAAAGAGCGCCACCGGAATTAAAGGTAGTTAAAGCAGTTCCACCAGAAGCAGTTGGAAGTGTTCCTGTAGTAAGAGCAGAAGTTGACGTTGCATATAAAGCACCACCAGAAGTAAAGGAAGTTAGATTAGTGCCACCTTGGTCTGTACCTAATGTTCCAGTAGAAACAAGGTTTTTAGAAGCGTCAGTAAATACTGGTTTACTTGCTGTAAGCCCACTATTAAGAAGGTTAGGAACAGTTACTTTAGTTCCATCATATGTAAAGGTAGAAGATCCACCAAATACACCAGAATTATTATATTGAACATGTGTGTTGCTGCCGCCCGGAGTAGTTTCAGCAAACGCAGCAAATTGGGAAAACACAATACCTGTGGTTCCCACTGTAATAGGCAACGGGGTTTGTTGAACCCAAGACGTATTAGCGTTAGCAGTACCACCAATAACAAGAAAGAAGTCACCAGCGTTAATTTCATTAATACCAGCACCTGACGTATCAAAGTCTGTAGCCCTTTTAAGCTGAAAAGGTGTACTAACAGTGCCGACAACTTCAACAGTGTAAACACCGTTTTGCAAAGTAGACGCTTGATTTTTAATAAGTACGCGAGAATATTGAGTGGGTGTAAAACCATCAATAGACAACGCTCCATTACCTGTTGCAATTAGAGTTGCGTCTACACCACCAGTACCATTGGAATAAGTAACTGTTGGAAGGGCAGTTGTTGTTGCATAAGTAACAGAAGCATGAAAGTTAACACCAGCAGAAATACTATCAACATAAGACTTAGTGGCCGCATCTTGTGCTGATGTAGGGTCGCCCAATCCAGTTATTTTATTTGTGCTAAGTGCAAGAGGACCAGTTAGTGTTCCACCAGACAGTGCCAAATAACCAGTTGCAGGAAGATAGGCAACTAGCCATGTTGATCCCGAATAAACACGCATTTCACTAGATGATGTATTAAAATACAAAGCACCTGTAAGAAGCGCATTACCGTCATTATCCAGCGTTGGATTAGATGATTTAGCTCCCAAATAGCGATCATCAAAGCTGTCATAAGAAGCAGCAGCAGCAGAAGCACTTGATGCAGCATTGGTTTCCGATGTAGACGCATTAGAAGCTGACGTAGCTGCGTTGCTGGCAGAAGTTGCAGCAGCCGCTGCGGAAATAGCAGCCGCAGTACCACTTCCCAAAATACCATCAACATAGGTTTTTGTTGTCGCATCTTGAGCATTGCTTGGATTTCCTAGTCCAGTGATTTTATTAGTACCCATTGCAATAGCGCCAGACATTGTGCCGCCGCTAAGAAGAAGTCTTAAATTATCAGCAGTGTCTACATATGTTTTAGTAGCAGCGTCTTGTGCTGATGATGGATCGCCAAGTCCAGTAATTTTGCTAGTACCCATAGCAATAGCACCGGACATTGTACCGCCAGTAAGAAGAAGTCTAAGAGCGTCAGCAGTATCAACATATGCTTTAGTAGCAGCGTCTGTGTTTGCTGTTGGTGTTCCCAAACCAGTAATTTTGCTATTGCCCATTGCAATAGCGCCAGACATTGTGCCGCCAGCAAGGTTTAGTTTAAGGCCAACAGCAGTATCAACGTATGTCTTTGTAGTAGCGTCTTGTGCTAATGTTGGATCACCTAGTCCAGTGATTTTGCTAGTACCCATTGCAATTGCACCAGTCATAGTGCCACCAGCAAGTGCTAGTTTAGTTGCAATGGAATTGGTAACTGTTGTAGAAAAACTTGCATCATTACCTAATGCAGTGGCAAGCTCAGCAAGAGTGTCTAATGCACCGGGAGCAGAATTAACCAAACTGCTAATAGAATTGTCAACATACACTTTAGTAGCAGCGTCTGTATTATCCGTAGGTGTTCCTAATCCGATAATTCTGCTACCACCCATAGCAATATTGCCAGACATAGTGCCACCGGAAAGATTTAGTTTAAGAGCAGCAGCAGTGTCTACATAAGCTTTAGTAGCGGCATCTGCATTATCTGTTGGTGTTCCTAATCCGGTAATTTTGCTACTACCCATAGCAATATTGCCAGACATTGTGCCGCCAGCAAGATTTAGTTTAAGGCCAACAGCAGTATCAACGTATGTCTTTGTAGTAGCGTCTGAGCCATTAACTGGAGCAGTAAGACCAGTGATGGTATTAGTACCACTAGTAGCACTAGCCATATCTAATGTGCCGTTAATGACTACATCATTAAAGGAAGAAGAGCCAACAGTGGCTGTTACGTTTCCAGTTAGATTACCAGTGACGTTGCCAGAGAGATTACCAGTGACGTTACCAGTGACGTTACCAGTCACAGCACCAGTTAAATCACCAGCAAAGTTAGTAGTCGCTGTAATTACAGAGCCTCTAACAGTTGTTGCTGTAGTAGCACCAATAGTAGTATTATTGATTGTCCCGCCACTAATAGTGGCTGATGTTGTACTAAGGGTTGGGATTGTCCCTGTCCCAGAAAGAATTAGATCTTTAAATTTAAGAAGACTAGTACCTAAACTAAATACATCAGTAGTAACAGGCGCAAGAAGTGTGCTTGAAAGTCTAAGTTGCTCAGCAGCAGCACTAGAAACATTAACAAAGAAACCAAGTCTATTGTTAGTGCTATCCACTACAATTTTGTTGCGAGCATTAGTATCTGAAATAAGGGGAACGTAAGCACCTTCAGCAGCAGTGCCATCATGCTTATGTCCAGTTGCTTGAGCAAAAGCATCTCTAAGAGCATTATATTCATTATTTACAGGTGTAGCCCGAATAATAGCCGTAGGTACTATATCCGCTGCTGATTGTCTAACGTATCCAGCCAAAATATTCTCCTTATCGCCTATCGTTCGTTGCGTAATTCAAGACAAATCCTTGAATTGTATGACTTGCATTTATGTCACTTGTTACATATTTTAAAGCTATTGAAAATCCACTACCATTCATATTTGTTTTTCTAACAGGTGATGGATTACCATCATAAATTGCTAAAGCATCATAAATTGCTTCGTTATAATATGCTGCTGCTCCACTAGTAGTCACTGTAAAATTATCTGGATTAAAAACTTCTATTTTATCTGTTGTATCAAAGTCGTAAGAAACAGAAAATAAAATATTAGAAGAGCCTTCACTTCTTAAAAAAGTAGAAGCACTATAAAAATTCTTTCTTATTGTTGGGTCTTCAAAATAGTAATATGGGGTCTGATACACACTTAAAATTTCTGCTGAATTAAAACTAGTTCCGCTTTCTTGTAAATGAACTTTACCGTTAACGTCCCCATGTATTACAAGCTCACTTACACCAACATATCCGCTATCTGCACAAGTAGCTGGTATACCAAAAAGCAAGCTATATTCAAAGCCTATTCCTTGTTCTGTTTGTCTTAAACCACCCAATACTCCAAATGTTCCTTCATCTGGAATAAAAAATCTAAATTGTGATTTTTTACGGACAACAACAGAAGAAAGAGTTTCTACATCAATAGATCCTGCTATAAGTTCTTGTAATATTGCTGAGATAGTAAATTGAATTTTCTTTGAAATTGTTTCAATTTCTGCATCACCAATTGTAGCATTTGCTGTAGGGGCGACAGGTCTAAATCCATCCGGACCTAAAAACAAAAGACTACCGGCAAGTTCAATAACACTATCTGGTACTACACAACCCAAATTAGACGTAACCTCAACAAGCATAAAATCAGTAATGCTAGTTCCTGTTATCCTCTTAATTGCATTTTTACCAAAAATAAACAAATCATCTCTAAACTGTTTAAGTTGTACAATATCAAAACCAACATTA